ATGTTGGTCAGGCTGGCGTTGGGCTGCACAGTCATTTGCCGGAGCGTTTCGTACAGCGGGCCGGCTGCGGCCTCGCGCTGCGCCATCCAGTCGCCCATCTCGGTGGACATGCGCAGCCCGCCGGTGCCCGATGCGCTTTCGGCCGCGTCGATCATGCGGTCAGCTCGCCCGGCCTGGCGGTTGCGAATGACGGTCTCCACCTCGTTTTTGGTACGCCCGGGCAGCGTGGCCAGGGTGTCCAAGAGTTGGCGGGTGTTCTGGCCTCCGGTGTCGGCCACGGTGGCCTCGGGGCCCAGACGGTCCATGCGGGTGACCGCCTGCTGCACCGGGCGCTGATCTCGGGCGAATGCTTCCGCCACCTTCTGGCGGGCGTACTGCAGAGCGGCAGAGTCGCTGAAGTTGCTGGCAATTGCTTGTCCCGCCGCGCCCGCGCCTCGCATCAATGGAACCCCAAGGCCGCCCATGGCCAAACCGATACCGGCGCCCACCCCGGCATCCCCCGCCAATCCGGAGGCGTCTTTGGCCTGGCTGTCGCCCAGCGCGTTGACCGCGCCCGATACCATCCCGACACCACCCACCGTGGCGGCCTGCCCGGCCATGCCAGTGCCAGCAGGCAGAAACCTCGCTAACGGCCCACCCCACGCCATTGATGTCAGCAATTGGGAGGCAGCCGTTCGCACGGGCTCATCACGCTCCTGCTGCTTGACAACGCTGCGCACGGCGTCGCGGGTTTCCTCGTAGTTCTGGCGCAGGGGCTTGTCGTTGAACAGGGACTTGGCCCCGCCCACCACGCCGCCGATGATCTCGTCGCCAAACCCGAAGGTCGGGCCTTGCATCGTGGCCAGCAATGCCTTGCCGGTGTGTCTGGCAACATCGCCCAAAGTGGCGCGCTGCGGTGGTCGCGCCCCTCCGGCCTCTTGGTACGCCTTGACGACGATGTCGAAATCAGGCGTGCCCTTCTTGTCGGCGTTCTGAACGATCCAGGCCGCATACTCGTCTGCCGTCGCCATGTCAGGGCCTCCCGCCGTTAATGATCGCGTCCGCCTGCGAGCGAACGTCAGAGCCGCTTGTCAGGTAGGCCAGCGGGTTGGGAACATCGTTCATCAACTGCATTGCCCTCTCCCGGCTGATCTTGCCGGCAAGCGCATCGCTTGCAATCTTGCCGAGCTTCTGGTCGTACTCGTACAGGCCGCGCATCGTGCTGATGATCTTCTGGTTGCCGCCGGGCTGGTTGATGAGGCGGGGGAGCGACTGCCGGAACAGATCCACGTCTTTGTCAGACATGGTCCCCGAGCCGACTGGACGCTGCTGCGGAATCAGGCTCTGGATGATTGCCTCCGCCGCCTGGATGTCATCCAGACCGGCCGTGTTGACACCGAACTGGCCTGCGTACATCTTGACCGCCGGCGTGAACCCGCCGCCGGTCTTTTGCAGCAGCTGGTCTAGGCGGTTGACTTGCCCAAGCGCGCGCACCGCACCTTGCCCTTGCTTGTAGATTTCCGCAAACTGATTGGCGATGACCTCGCCCGCCTTGGCCTCGAACTTGTTGTCGCCGGTGTTGACGCTAAGGTTGGTTCCTGGCTGGTGCGTCGTGGCCTTGCTGATGGCGTTTTGGTAGATCGCGCGGTGCGGGTCACCCTGCGGCAGCGCGTTCATCTCGCTCATCAGTTGCCCCACGGGGCTCATCTTGGCGGGGTCAGGCATGGCGTCCACCAGCACCCGGTTGGTCTTGGGCTCCAGCAGCCGCTCACCGGCCCCCAGCTTGATGGGCGTGGTGTCCTTCTGCGTGGCCGTGAGGTAGTCCATCGGCTTGATCTGTCCCGCTTGCAGGGCGCCGTACAGAAACTGGTTACGCGGGTCCACTTGGGGCATCCTGGCGGCGTTGGCCGCCGTGGGGCTGGCGTCTGCGCCCAGGGCTTGCAGCGCTTGGCTCTGCGGGCTGGGGATGGACCTGCGGAACGCATCCAAACGCTGGCGCTCCTCTTGCGCCATCCGTTCTGCTTCCTGAGCCTGCCGCAACTGCAGCACGGCGGCTTCTTGCTGAAGGGGCGCCAGCGCGGCCAGGCGCCGCTCAGCCGCAGCTGCGCGCTCCTCCTGCAACTGCTGGAACCGCATCTGCTGCTCGCGCAGCTTGCGGGCCTCCATGGCCGAGCGGGCCTGTTGCACATCGCCCAGCGCGCCCATGCCGGCCTGGCCCAGTGCCGCGCCGAACTTGCCCGGCGTGCTCATCAGGCGCATACCCAAGCTCAGCAGCCCGAGCTGGTTGGGGTCGTCCACAAGATCCAGAAGTCCAGGCATGTCAGCCTCCAAGTAGTCCGCTGTAGCGCCACAGGCCGCTGTTGGGCTGGCCGGTGGTGGGGGTGGTGAGCAAGCCCGTGGGCTGCGGCGCCATCTGGCGCGCCTGCGGGCTCGGGTCAAAGCCGCCGCGGCTGATGGTGGGGCGGTAGCCCGAGTCCACGTAGCCGCCGCCGCCACTGCTCCCGCTTCCGCCCGTGGCGCTGAGCAGGGCACCGGCACCACTGAACAGCATCCTGGCCATCTGCGGGTTGGCGGTGGCCCAGGCTTTGAGGCTGTCCAGCGGTGTTGTGGACACATCCACCGTGGGCACCGACTTGGCATCAGGCCCCATGTTGGCGCGGTCGGTGGGGTTGACGCCCTCGTTGGAGTAGTTGGCCGGATCGGTGGCCATGGTGCTGGCGGCCAGCGTGGCGGCAGCGGCGGCCGGCGCCGCGGTGGACAGCAACGACGGTGCTGCGGACCCCAGCTTGCCGGTGGTGGTGATGGTCTGCAGGCCAGGGCCGGCAACTTCCGGCGCGACGGCTGCCAACTCGGGCGCCACCGCTGCCATTACTTCCGGCGCAATGAGGCCCCCCATGGGCGCAACAATGGCTGCAGGTGCGCCAGTGCCGGTCAGCAGACCCCCTGACGTCAATTCCGCCAACGGCGCCGCCAGCGTGGTGCTTAGCGGGGCTGAGCTGAGCGCTGTAGGGAGCGCGGCTTCCGCTGCAGCCACGGCCGCAGGCGTGATGCCAGAGGTCAGCGATCCCGCCCCAGCGGCAGCAGCTTCTCCCGCCCCGGCAGCCGCAGCAGCCTCCCCCAGCATTGGGATGCCGTAGACCGCCGCCGCCATGGTTGCGGCCAGCTTGGCAATGTCGCGTACATCGCCCATGTCGGACGACGAGCCCCACTGCGGCTTCAAGTAATTGTTGCCCTGCTCATCCGTGCCGATCTGGTAGCTGACGTTGCCGTCCCCGCGAGCACTCCAGCCCAAAAGCCCATCCTTCAGGTAGTCACCAGAGTTGTTGCCAAACGTGTTGTCGTTGTTGTAATCGCCCGCGAACCCGATGGTGCGGTCACCCAACACGGCCTGCCTGACCGGCACGTCAACGGTTGAGCTACCAGACTGATACGCAGCATCGCCCGTGCCTTCGTAGGTAGGCACCACGTTTTGAATGGTGGAGTCTTTGAAGCCAATGGTGCTGACGTCCGTGACGCCTTGCTTTAGCAGCAGATCGGCCAGTTCGGCCGCGCGGTCAATCCCGCCTTGGTTCCAGTCGCCGCGGTTGCCGTACAAGGTTCTGATCTGGTCGGCCAAGCCAGAACCAGCCCGCACCTGCGGCACTTGCTGGCCGGCATCCATCAAGCTCAGCAGGCCCCCCGTGTCCTCCATCTCAGCATCGGACATCAGGCGGTAGCGTGTGTTTGAGCGTGCCATCTCAGCCTCCGAACAGCATCCTGTAGATGGCCGCCCCGGTCAGGCCGCCGCCCAGCAGTTGCGAGGCGGTGGACGGGTCTGGCGCGTTCTGCGTCTGCGTGCCGCCCTGGCCTTGGCCCAGCGCTTGGCCATACGCCGCCAGTTGCTGGCGCGGGTAGTTCTGCGCCTCCTGCCACCAGCGGTAGTTCTGGTCGGCTTGGCCTTGGTCAAAGGCCTGGCGCTGCTGGCCGGCGTTGAGCAGGTTGTTGGCGTCCACGTAGTCCTGGTTGGCGAACTGCGGGGCCATGCCCATGGCCGACTGCTGGAAGCCTCGCTCTTGGCCGGTGATGGCGTCTTGCCGGCCGGCTTGGGACTCGCCCGCGTTGAACATGTTTTGCGCGTACTGGTTGCCGGCGTTGAAGCGGTTTTGAGCTTGCTGGTTGCCTGCGCTGAACAGGTTGTTGGCCTGCTGCTGGCCTGCGCCGTACAGGTTCTGAGACTGTTGCTGGCCGGCGTTGAACAGGTTGGCCTGGGTGGCCGCGCCGGCGTTGAACTGCCGCCCCGCCATCGCCTCGCCCGAGTTGTAGAGGTTCTGGGCCTGCTGCTGGCCCGCCCCGTACAGCCGTGAGGCCATGTTCTCGCCAGCGTTGAACTGGCGCCCGGCTTGAGCCTCGCCCGAGGAGAACATCCGCCCGACCTGGTTCTCGTTCAGGTTGGCCGCCTGGTTGTAGGCGTTCATGCGCATGTCGGTGCCGATGCGACCCAGGTTCTTCATCAGGTCGTTCTGCGAGTTCTGCTGCATCTCCATCACGCCGGAGTTGCCAAAACTGCCCGAGGACTGCATTGCCTTGTCCCAGGCCGGTTTCTGGGTCAGGTTGTAGGACTTGACCAGATCGCCCTGTGCGTCCGCGATGGACTGCGACAGGTACGGGTTGCTCATCTGCGCAAACGGGTTGCTGGCCCCCAGGTACTGATTGCCCACGTTGGCTGCTTGGTTGGCCGTGCCGGCGTAGGAATTGAACTGGCCCGCGTTGGCGTTGCCCACGTTGGCCGCGTTGTTGCCCACGCCCGCGTTGGGGTTCATGGTGTACGCCTGGCTGTTGAACACCTGCGCTTGGTCGTTGGCGGTGTTGGCATACGGGTTCATCTGCCCAGCGTTGGTATTGCCCGCGGCCTGGCGGCTCATGAAGCCGCCATTGATCGTGTTTTGCAGCTGTTGGTTGGCCGCGCTCATCACCGGCGAGCCCTGCATCGCCCGGTTAACCACCGCTTGCCAGCCTTGCGTCAGCAGGTTGTTGGGGCCGGTGTAGGTCTGCGGGCTGGCTTGGTAGGGCGTGTTGGCCACGCCCTGCGCGCGGGACATGTAGTCCTGCAGGTACGGCTCCATCCAGGGCAACGGCGCGTTGGTGGTGGTGTAGGTGGGCATGGTCAGTTTCCTGTGAGGGACCGGGTCGCAACCCAGTCGGTGTTGAGCACGTTGTTAGAGCCCGAGGTCAAGCGCAGCCAGCCGGTGACGACGTACTTGGCTCCCGCCGAACCCGCTTCCGCCGGGGCGCTGTGGCGCACGAAATCTCCCGCCGCCCAGGTGCCGGTGGTGGGCACGCTGGACGCTGCGTTGGTCACCGCGCTGATGCGGCCCTCGCTCAGGTCGTTGACCTGCTTGGCGGTGTCCCGGAACAGATCCGTGAGCTTGCGTTCCCAGAACGCCTTGTCGGCAGGAAAACGCGGGAACGGGTCCAGCCTCATCGCCGCCCGCCCTCGCGGAATTCAGGGCGCACCGCCGTCACGGTGAAGTCCCCGGTGGTGTCCACCTTGAAGCGGTGCCAGCGCGCCGTCTGGCGCAGGTTGTGCCGGCCGTCCGCTTGCGCCTGGCTGGAGCCCGTGGCCACCGCGTCGCCCTCGGCGTCCTTGGTGTAGCCGGTGCCGGTGCTGGTCGTGGGCTTGGCGGTGTAGCGCACGCGCAGGTTGGTGCACGTCCGATACCCCTCGTCGTCTCCGAAGTCGCCCGTGGTGAAGGACGCAGACGCACAGGCCCCCGACAGGGTGGACAGCACGTTGCTGCTGCTGACCACCGACGGGCTCACCGCCCCAGCGATCCAGAACAGCGAATCGAACGGCACCGCCGGGCCGGCGTCGTAGGTGGAGATGGAGGCCGCGCCGCCGTCGTAGGTGATGGTCGGTGAGGTGTAGTTCACCACCGCCTGGATGGTCTGGTGCGCCAGGCCCCAGCGCTGGGTGAGCGTGTGGTACACGGCGCCGCGGTTCACTGCGCCATTTCCTCCGGCTGACGGGTAGAAGATCCACACCAAGTGGTTGGCACGGTCCCACAGGCACTGCACCTTGTACTGGTAGGTGCCCGCCATGTCGTCGAACAGCCACTTGCGGATGGTGCCGGTGGCCAAGGGTCTGGGCACGGTGCCGTCAAACAGGTAGACGTTGTCCCGGCCCACAAACACGTGGCCGATCACGGTGTCCACCACCGCGTCCTGGCCCACGCAGCCCACATCGGTAGAGACCTGCGTCCAGCGCCAGACCTCGGGCGCGCCGACGTAGGTGCCCACGAACATCGTGCCCGACTTGTAGGCCACCAGGTTGTCGCCAAAGCGCCGCGCCGCGTTGATCGGGCCCGAGCCACCGATCAGACGCCCGGTCACGCACTGGTTGGCCACCGACAGCGTCCAGTTGGTGTCGTCCAGGTAGGCTGAGCAGTACCAAGCATCCGCGTTTGCGCTGGTGTTGAACGCCACGGCGAAGCCTTGCGCGGCCTCGATCATCTTGGCGTTGGGGGCCCCTGCGATGTCGGCAAACGCCCCCGAGGTGCTGCGCTGGATCGGCGCGGTGGGGGTGGCCGCCAGGGTGGCGTTGGCGTACTGGATGAAGCTCCAGCGGTCATCTGCGCCCAGGGTGTAGCTGGCACCGCGGGAGCGGTCGGTCCAGCTCGTGCCCGACAGCTCGTAGAGCTTGGTGCTGGTGCCGGCCAACAAGCGCCGGTTGCCCGACAGGTCCGAGGTGGAGACGATGCCGCGGCAGGCCGAGGCCAAAGCAGACACCCCCACCGTCGTGGCCACGGGCGCACCCTTCATGCCCGCCTCAAACGGGATCAGGTTGGTGCAGGCCGTAAGCACCCCGGCGGTCGTCGGGTCGGCGTCTGGGGCAAAGCCGAGCAGTGGCGTCACAGATGCCTCACCCTCATCGCAGAGCCCGAGCGCAGCGTTTGGTCGTCAACGGCCTGCAGTTGCGCCGCCTCCTGGCCAAAGCGCGCCAGCCACATCGCCTGCCGGGCGTCGTCCATCAGGTAGCCCGCCCCTTCAGCCACGGCGGCAAACAGGTAGACGCTCGGGTGGTTGGTCAGCAGCCAGTTGGTGGGCGTGACCGACAGCGCCGCAAAGCGCTGGTAGTAGTCCAGGCTCACCGTGTAGACCGCGTCTGGCGTAGGGCCGAACTGGACCACGTCGCCCACGATGGTGTAGACCACCGGCTGCCCCGTGACGTAGCCCTTCGGGAACTTGCGGTCCATGATCTCGGGTGTGACCACCGACAGCGCCGCGGGCGGCGTGGTGTTGGTCAGCGTGATGTTTTCCATCTCCAGGAAGTCGCTGGGCAGCGTCACGGTCTGCGTGCCGGCCACCGTGCTCAGCACGGCGTTGGTGACCTGCTTGCGCAAGCGCAGCTCGCGGGCGATGCGCGCCTCGGCCAGCGTGATGAAGTCCGGGATGATGGCCGTCAGGTCGGTGCGGTTGAGCCAAGCGGCCACCGCCGTCTGCAGGTCGGAGTAGGTGGCAATGGCCATGTCACACCCTGCCCTTCCAGATGCGGAAATGCGCCAGCGCCGGGTCGTTCAGCAGGCGCTTCTGGTGCTCGGGTGAGCGGCCCAGCTCCTGCAGCGTGATGGCGTGGTCGTTGAGGTAGCGCTCCACCAGCACCATGGGGATGCTCGCGGCCAGGCGCATGTCGCTTGAGCCCGTGTGCCCGGCGTTGTGCATGGCCTGGGCGCGCTCGGCGTAGGGCGTGCAGTCCTGCGTGGTGCCGGTGACGAGCGCCCCGTCTTGCAGCGCCACGGTGGTCACCACCCCGGGCGCAGCGGCAATGTCCGTGCGCAGCATCAGGAGTTGTCCAGCGGGACGACGTTGACGCTGCCCGCCGCGGTGCCCTGGATGTAGGCGATGTGCGTGATGCCGCGCGGCACGTGCATGATCACCGAGTCCGCCGGCTGCACCATCACGTCGTTGGTGGTGGCGGTCACGGTGGAGTTGCCGAGCTTGACGTAGCACTCGTTACGAGCCGCCACGCGGATGTAGTTGGGGCCACTGCCCGAGGAGTTGTTGGGGATGGCGCTGCGCGCCGACGTCCCCCCAGTGGCCGCGGAAAACCCGCTGACCGAAACGGAGATAACCGCTCCGCCAAAAATTTGAGCCATGTGCTGCTCCGACGTCTCTCGACGCTGGGAGAAATGAAAAGGGGCCCCGAAGGGCCCCCGTGCGTGCAGTGCGTCAGGCCGGAGCCAGGTGCACCGTGATCGAGCCCACCGCCGAGGTGGCGGTGCCTGTGAGGTCGTAGCTGAGCGCGTCACCCACGGCCAGCAGCAGGTCACTGGCGGTGGTGGACAGCGTGAGCGACTGGTTGGCGTTGGCGGTGCCCACCAGGTTGTGCGAGCCCGTGTGCAAGACCGTGCCGCTGGCCGGGGCCGTGGCGGTGGGGGTCTTGCGGATCTGAGCGGTGCACGCACCGCCCGTGCCCGCCACATCCACGCGGCTGCGGATGGCCTTGACGACATAGGCGCGGTCGGCCACGAAGAACGTGCAGTCCACCGTAGAGGCGGTGTAGTTGATGGTCACCGGCACAAAGCCTTCGCCGCCCGTGCTGGCGTTGCCCACCATCCCGAGCGAGGAGTCGGCGTTTTGCTTGATGTCTACAGACATGTCTGGTCCTTTCAGGTGAGTGGGGCCGGCGCCTCGTGAGCACCAGCCCCATCAGGGTCACAGGATGTCGTACACCGCGCCGTGGGCCTTGGGCGCGCGGCACTCCAGCGTGTACTCCACCACCAGCTCGCGCTGCTCGGCGTCACCCGTCTTGGCCAGCTCGATGGTCTGGAACGGGCGCAGGTACGCGATCGCCAGCTTGTCGGACTGCAGGACGAAGACGTCACGCGCGGCCATGAAGCGGTTCGGTACGCACTGCAGCGTGCCGAAGTCGCTTACGTAGAAGTCCACCGAGCTGTACAGCTTCGCGTCCTCGCTCTTGTCAAAGCGCGTCGCGTTGCCGGTGAAGCCGGAGAACGTCTGCTTGGCCGCCGGGGGCAACATGACCATGTCGGGCTCGCCGCCGGCCGTGTAGACCTGCTGCAAGACGTCCTTGACCTGCGCCTCGGTGAAAGCGCGCTGCGTGCCGGCGGTGTAGCCGGTGTTGGCGGTGTAGCTGGCCAGCGTGCCGCCGTTGCGGTTGACGTTGTCCACCACCCAGCCGCGAAGACCACGCGAAGACCGCGGGGAGGTCGCCAGCACATCGTTCTGGGTCAGGCCCAGCTCCATGTCGCGCTTGATCTCCAGCGAGGCCAGGCTGAGCTGGTAGGCCAGCTCGTCCTTGCGCCCGGCGGGGTTCATCGCCTGCTGCGTGCCCGACACCACCACCTTCTTCGCAGAAATCTGCGTGCGGTTGTTCAAGCGCGCGGTGACCGTCACGGTCTTGGCGGTCAGGTCGTCGCCTTCGGCCTGGGCGTTGGCTGCCGCCGCGGCCAGTTCCTGCACCTGCCACTCGTGCAAGGTGTTGGAGGCCTTGGACTTGCTGGCCATGTTCAGCACGGGCGTCTGCGTCGGGCTGATGCGGTAGATGATGTCGGTCAGGTCTTCCCGGTTGCCGATTGCGGCGGTGGTCAGGAAGGTATTGGTTGGTGCAGCCATGGCTGCCTCCTTTCAGCGCCTCTCGGCGTTAGAAGTGGTTGATCACAAAATTGCGGCGAACGCGCGGGCGGCGTCTTCCACCTTGCCCGTCTTGTTCAGCTTCAGGTACGCCGCGGTGCGCGGCGTGATGCCGGGGTTGTCGCCCTGGCCGGGGCGCTCCACCTTTTGCGGCAGGGCGCTCACCTTCTTGGCCGCGGCCGATGCCTTGCCGACCATCTGGTCGTACAGCATGGCTTTGCGCGCCAAGAGCACCGCTTTGGCGTCGGTGATGGTGTCCACCGTGTGGCGGTCGTACCCGTTGTCCAACAGGTAGTCGCGCAACGCGGTCTTTTCGGCCTTGGCCTTGGACTCGTCTTTCCAGTCGGGCAGCTTGGCAAGGAGTTCGTCTTGCTGCTGCATCAGATAGGACTGACGGGCATGGGCTTGTTCGGCCTGTTGCAGGGAGGCCACCTTCTGCTGCTCGGCGTAGACCTGGTTCAGCTGGGCTTGCCGGGCTTGCGCCTGGTGCTGCTGTCTCAGGTACTCCACCGGGTCGCTCTGAAGAAGCTCCTCCCAGTTGGTTTGTTGCTGCTGCTGCAGCGCGCCTTCCAGTTGAGCCTGCATCCTCTGCAGGTTCGCGGCGTAGGCCTGCCGCTCCTGTTGCGCCTGGGAGATCTGGGCCTCGGCAGCTTTGCGCTGCTCCGCGGCTTCCATCGTCTTGCGCGTGTAGTCCGCCTGGCGCTGGTAGCCGTTCTTCAGCTCAGAAAGCGGGACCTCCACGTCCTTGCCGTCGATTCGGACGGTGACCGTGGTGTCCTCCTCCTGAGCCTGCGGCTCGGCAGCAGCTTCGGGCTGCGGCTCGGGCTCGGCTTGGGCTTGTGGCGGGGCTGCTTCAGGTTCAGCAGCCGCCTCGCGGTCGGGCGGTGGCGCATCCATCGCGGCCGACAACAGGCTTACGGCTTGGTTGACGTCAAGCGCACCGTTGGATCCAGTCTCCTGGTTGTCCATGTTTTCAACTCCTCGGGCGGCGCATCACTGCGTTGACCCATGCAGACAACAAAAAAGCCACCCGCAGGTGGCTCTTCCAAGAGGGTTGCCCTTCCTCTGAAGTCGTTAGAACTCGTGGCGCTGGCCGACGCTGTCCATCCAGCCCAGGGGCCCGATCTGCACCGGCACGTTCCAGTTGCCGTGCACCAGCTCGGCTTCAGGCGCCGGATGGAAGGCCACGCGGATCTGGCTGGTCAGGGTGAGCTCGGTCACGCGACGCGCGAAATGAACCCACGCGCCCGGTCCACCAGGCTCTGCTTGTGCTGCAGCTCCACCTGGGCCAGCTTGCCCGTCTCCAGCGTGGAGGTCAGCTGCGCTTTCACCTTCCGCAACAGGTGCAGGTAGGCCCACAGCTTTTCGCGGCCGGCCTCGTCTCTTGCTGGGCTGTTCGTCCATTGCTCGATGATGTCCTTCTCGATGGCCTCAAAGGCGGCCACGAATGCCTCGTTCTCCAGCACCTGCCGGGCTTGGTCGCCGGCGTACAGGCGTTGCTCTAGGGTCATGCCCAAGCCCTGCTAGGCGTTGCCGGGAACACGCGGAAAGCCTCCAGCTCCGGGGCCTCGTCGGTATGGCGCACGTTGACGTGCCAGCCATCAATCGGAGCCATCTCATCCACCGCTTCGCCGCTCTCGTCCTCAGCAGGCAGCACGTTGCCCGTGGGCTTGTAGATCACGCCAACGACATCCACCGCCGCGTACTTTGGCACCAGCACCGTCTCGACCACATCGTCTTGCACGTTGGTCTGCTCGGTGAACAGCGCCGCAGTGGCCTCGGCTTCGTCAGCGAATTTCAGGAAGTAATCGGTGTACATGGGTGCTCCTTAAGCTGTGATGGCCTGCAACTCGGCATTGCTCAGGCGGCGGGGGTAGTAGGTGATGCGCTGAATCCAACCGTTAAAAAAGTTTGATGCTGCCGACCACCCGGCTTTACCAATACTTAAGGTTGTTGGGGCCAAAGGCACGGCGCAAGCTGTATCCACAACACCTATCAGACCATTGGCAGAAATTACGCTGTCGTTTGCTTTTATGGCAGCGGCCATTTTTGCGGTAGAAGATGTTGTCACAACCGACGTGACATTTATTGGCGCTGTGTTTGGGCTAAGCGTCCACCCACTGCCATTCCAATTCAAATATTCAGTCGTACCAAACGCGCCGACAGCGCCTATATCTGCCAGTACGCCTTGGTTGTAGCTTGTTGAAATGACACTTGCTTGCGCATACAACGTCCCCTCAACGCTATTAAACCAAGGCGACAACGTATTCACCGAAGCCACATCGGCTGCACGGGTCAGCGCGGTGGTGGTGGTGGGGATGACGGAGGTGGCAAACGCGCCGAGTTCCAACTGAGGCAGACCGATGCGGAGGGTAATGTCGATTGCGACACCTGAAGCAGTAAGGAACACTATGCCCAAAACTACTCGCTCTACAGATGCATTAGCAATAGTTCCAGTACTTGTGTACCTTGCAAACGTTGAAGTGGCGCTCATCAAACTTAGACCGTTGACTACCCCAACATAAGCTCCAGCCGCTGTGCGTCCGTCAATCGTTAGGTTTAATGCGGTTATGTTTGTTGTGGAACCGCCAATTAAAGAAGCCCAAGCCGAGCTCGCCCATGTTTGACCATTCACTGCAACAATTTGTGCAGATTGTTCAAAACTAAGCGTAAAGCCGGTTGTACTTGTCGTCCCGCTTACACGATAGTCAATATAGTTGATGCCGTTTAACGTTCCCGTTCCAACTACTTGCTGCGTTAAAGTTCCAACTCCGCCGCCAAGAATCGTCCAATTCGTCGGCAACGTCCCAGGCGTACCCGCCACCGCACCCACCATCGTGTTGTTGCGGATGCTGTTAGTGCGGGACTCTTCAATCAGCAGCCCCTGAGCCGCCAGCGTGCTGGGGTTGTAGTCGAAGCGTGGAGCGTTGGTTGCTGCGCTGGTCAGCACCCCAGCCGAGTTGAAGAACGTGGCCGTGCTGGCACGGGTGAAGGTGATGATGTCGCTGAAGTTTTTAGTAACGAGTGCCATTATCTTCTCCTCCCGTTAAGTAGTTATAGTTTGGAGATCAGCGTTACTGAGTCTCCGGGGGTAGTAGGTGATGCGACGGAGGTAGCCGTTAAGGTTGTTACCAGTAACGCGTTCACCCAACCGCAGGCGATCTACTGTTGGTATTGTCCCAAGGGTGTCAGTTGCTACTGTTCCACCATTGGTTGATACAGCAAAATCGTTGACCTTATAAGCACCGGCTGTGCGGCGAGTTACTGCCACATTACTAGGGAATAGCCCTGCTTGAGCAACGCCCCCCACCGCGACTTCAAAAGATGCAAGAGTGGGTGTCAAATAGCCAAGCTGAATTGTATTGTTGACAGTCCCGTCAGTAAATGTTGCAGCAAGCGGAAACGAACCTGACGGCACGGTGTAAGCGATAGCAACATCCGCAAACAACGTCCCCTCAACACTGTTATACCAAGGACTCAGCGTATTCACCGACGCCACATCAGCAGAGCGCGTGAGGGCTGTGGTCGTGGTGGGGATCACGCTCGTTGCGAAGGCACCTTGCTCTAGCTGCGGTAATCCAATGCGCAGGGTGATGTCGATGGCAACACCTGATGAAAACGAAACAGACAATCCTGGCTGCAAGTTCGCAGTCGTCGCATCAGCAAGCGTGATCGTGCTTGTGAACCTTTGCAGCGCTGCCGTCAGTGAGGCCTTGTTGTCACCGCTGTTGCTGCTGTCAGCAGACGCAGCGCCGCCGCTTGTGCGGCCCGTCAATCGCACAGCATTGATTGCCGAGATGTTGGTCAGGCTTCCAGCCACAAGCGCCGTATAAGTGCTGCCGGTCCATGTCTGACCAGAGGACGCCGAAATACCGCCTGTTGATGGTTCACATGCGTATACGACGCCGGTTGTGGACGTTGTGCCCGCAATTTTGATGTCCACATAGTTGATTCCGTTGGCTGTGCCAGTGCCAACCACGGTCTGTGTCAACGTACCAAGCCCTGCACCAGTGACAACCCAGTTCGTAGGCAGCGTCCCCGGCGTTCCTGCTGCAGCGCCCACCATCGTGTTGTTACGGATGCTGTTGGTACGGGACTCCTCAATCAGCAAGCCCTGTGCAGCAAGGGTGACGGGGTCGTAGTCGAACCTGGGCGTGTCAGTGGCTGCAGTGGTCAGCGTGCCCGAAGCATTGAAGTAGGTTGCCGTGGACGCTCGCGTGAACGTCACGATGTCGGCAAAGTTCTTCTGCACAAGGCCGGAGTCGTCCCAGATCGCGTACTGCGCGCCGATCTCATACTGTGGCGCCACAAAGTCCGTCGTCAGCGTGTACGAGGGGCTGAGCAGATCGCTGGGGACGCCAGCAAACACCAAGTCCAGCGCCGGGCCTGTTTGAGCGAAAGGGTCAACGCTGGCCACCGCGCGGCCCACGCCCGTGCTCAAAGCCCCAACGCTCACAGTGGTGGAGCCCGACACCGGCAGCATGGACACCCAGCGCCGCTGCGCTACGGCCACCACCACATGGTCACCAGGCTGCACCAGCAGGTCAGCGTTAGTTGCATCGCTGCGGTCATCCGACAGCCGCACAAAGGCGCCGTTGCCTGTTGCGCGGATGACCAGCTGCGTTGGCAGCCGCCGGCAGTTTTGGTCAAACGGCAGGAACGTCGACACCGCCGTGCTGCTGCTTTGCAGCCTGATGTCATTCACGGTCAGGAGACGATTGAGCATGTCAGGCCGCCAGCAAAAGCATTTCCACGTCCTCCTCGTCCAGTTGCGCGCGCACCTGGTCAAAGAGGGCCATCAGTTGTTCAAAGTGCCGCGAGTTGAACGCGGCGTTGTAGTCCTCGATGCGCCCGGCCACCTCGGCGTAGGCCTGCACCACAGGCAGCGCCACCTCTTCGGTGGGCGGCTCGCTTGAGCCTTGTTCCTCCAGCGCCCGCAGCGCTGCGGCCTGGCTGGCGTACACCACCAGCTTGCCGTTGCGCTCCACCACATAGCGGCGCTTGCGCTTGGGCTTGTCCTCGTCGTCGTAGCCGCCCGCGCCCCCACCGCGCAGGTCACCCTGGGCGCTGACGCTGATCGAGCAAGCGCCCTCAAGGTTGCCCCCGAGCGCCCCGCCAAAGTACAGGCCGGCGTAGTCGCCAACGTAGCGGCCTTGCTGGCTCACGTCACATCCAGCGTGTCCACCGTGCGGTCACCGCTGCTGTAGGTGGCCTCGATGCGGTTCTTGGTGCCGTCGCGGCTCTTGAACACCATGGCCGAGCCCTCCAGCCCCGTGGCATCACCCGCCGCCACCGCCAGCAAGATGCGCTGCACATCGCGCAGCGTCAGCGTGCCCTCCACCGTGCCCAGCAGCGGGTCCGCCGCAGAGCCCGCGCTGTTGAGCAGCTCACCCATGGAGCCAGGCGTGCTGTAGGCGCTGGCCAGGGCTTCCCACACCGCCGCCGACAGGGACTGCGGGCTCAGCTCGGTGAACGGCGTGATGTCGCCCGACAGGTTGCCCGTGGCGCGTGGTGTGGCGCTGGCCGAGAACTGCACCAGCGTGGCGCCGACAGCGTCAACGATGGCCCCGAGGGTGGCGTTGTTGACCGTGAACGTGACGGCCGTGCTGCCCGAGGCCGACAGAGCGCCGGCCAGATTGACGGCCAGGTTGAACGTGATGGACGTGGAGCCGACCGCCGAGACGATGAGCTGACCAGCGGCGGGATTGACGGTCACCGTGACCGTGGTGTCGCCACTGATGTTGCGCCCCGCGGCAAGGTTCAGCGTGCCGGGCGTGAGCGTCACCACCAGATTGGTGAACGACGACATCGCCCCCGCCTTGTAGGGCAAGGTCCATGACGATGGGGCGAGGTGCCCGGAGGGGATGCCCGCTCGCTTGGACGGGATGCCCTGGCCCACGGACTGGT